GTTATTTTTATTGTCTTGTAGAGAAGATATAACAGCGCCACTAACCCCACCCCTAAAATGGGGAGTATCACCTCTAAGGATAATTTATCAAGTGGCATTAAAAAGAATGGTGGTGGCATTGTTTTCTTCCCCTAGCGCCCGGTGACGGCAGTCTCTAACATTTCTTCCGTCCAATCCGGGTTAGCTCGTTTGAAGGACTCTTTCAGGGCTTCCCGGTCTTTATCAGTATTTACCTTAGTAGGCCCTAGCCCTTTTACTTTGCCCGACTCGGATAGTTTGGCGATATAATCCACCTCGGACTGTATCGCTTCCGCAATCCCATCGGCGGTCTCAGCGTCCTTGTACCTCTCGATAAGGCGCTCTTTAGCAGCAGCGGGCAACTCGGCCTTGTCTACAGCCTCTTTAATAGCGGCTTGTGCTTCGGCTTTCGCGGCTTCCTTGACTGCCTTTTCAGCGGCTTCCTTGAGGGCGTCTCTCTCCGTGGTTAGAGTCGCAATCTGTTCGTCCTTTTCTTTGATAAGTTCCTCGTTCTCCATTGCCTTCTTGACCTCCTTGGTTATTTCTGCCCGGACATTGGCTTCAATCAGTTTAACCAAATCAGGGCGGCGCTCCTTTAAGCCCGATAGTTCGACCAAATCTATATCTCTGCTTCTATCGGATTCATAAAATGTGACGATTCCCCCGGCTCCAGGTTCAGTAACAAAGTCAACCGACCTGGCACCTGTAAGTTCTTCTATCACCAGTGTCTCTTTTCCATCAATAGTAGCTTTGGAAGCGTGGCCTACCGCATTGATTGAAATGCCCATTTCTGAAAGCAGTTTCTTATCTCGCAACACAGCCAGCTTCTGCATCAACCATGGCTCAATGATTTCAGCAACACCGGTAACAACTCCGTTCTCGTCACACGTTACATCTTTCAGTACGGCAACCCACCCTGTATTTTTTATCGACCTCTCGGGAAGGGCTTTGTCTTCTTCCTCTGTAGGGTGGTCGGCGTACATCTTCTGGCCTTCAAATACCTTGTAATCACGTTTCAACATCTCGGCAGGATAATACCTGTCTTCAGTGGCATTGAACCCAGGCTTGATGACAATTACTGTGGCCCGGCCCTTGTCGAACGTGGCCTCTTTAAGTGAGACATAATTCTGTACCAGTTCCCGTGTCATAGTTTCCTGTACCCATCGGGGTATCTCCTCTTCATCCACATCGAGCTTGCGGTATTCAGTCCTTATCTTCCTTTTGACAGCAGCTAAATCGGCGGAGGGTATGGCTACTTTCTGCCCCCTAAAGCCACCAGGACTTAACGCCGCGGCTGCCCGGCCTAGTTGCGCCCGGGTTACTTTCTTCTCAGGGTCTTCCCACAGTCGGAGTTTCCAACCTGAGGGTGTTTCAGCATCAGGCACGTAGGCAAAGGCAGCCGCGGGATAACTCTCTCCATCCTCGGTCTTTGTAGCCGCCTGCTCTTTAAGCCATTTAAGAGTTTTGTCAGCCTCCTTAGTGGCTTTCTTTACTTCGGCTTCGTCGGGTTCTTCTGAATCCAAGAGTTCCTGAATTAATGACATTACCTGCTTTAGCCTGGCAGCGTCCTTTACGGCATTCCGCTTGCCCGCTTCCTGGACCAGTTCGGAATATGTTGACCGCAGGGATTCCATAGTCTTATATACCTTGGTGCTTAATACCTTTTTAGGGTCAGCGAATGTAGCCTTGCCTTCATCATCCAACTCATAACCGGTTTCGTAGAGTTGCCCATCAACATCATAAACAACCTTATCCGCAAAGACTTCATCAATGGTAAGGTTCTTGGGTATGGGCGCTGACTGGCCTATTTTGTATTCAGACATTAACGCCGATTGGAGTAGATTGCTTTTGTTCTTATCGCTTAGTTTAGTTACCATGGTTGCCTCCTTGCTTTCTTTGGCTACCCACTGGCCCTCTGCATTCTTTTTGTATGCTCTCTTAACAGCATCCCATGCAATTTTATTGCACGTTATTTCTGCATTGGGTTCTTTCCCATGCTGCTCCCATGCGGAGTTGTAGGCAGCCATATATATCTCTTCGGCATGGGTAGGAAGATTATCTTTAACCGGCGGTGGTAACTCACTAATTGATTTATAGGGCATCTCTTACCTCCTGCCTGACAATAAACTCTTCTAAGGGAGCGCCATGCCCACAAATAGGGCATATCTCCCATTGAAAATATTTAGAATGAAGTCCGTATGTGTAGCCACACTGCGGGCATCGCAGCTTCCAATCTCCCACTACATCCGGCTTCCTGTATTCCATCAGACCTCCGTGTGGTTACAGGAATCTCGAAGCTCACAGTCCTTCTTAAGTTCCGCATCTTGCTGGTTCTGGATGTTTAGCTTGTCATTCATTTTGGGAGGCTTCCGGGAGATACTGACTTTTGCACCATCTTCTTAGTGCTTCATGCGTTGATATATCAGGTACGGGCTGACCTGAGTATTTACCACTTGGTGGGTTAATCATAAGTCGCAAAGTAGCCCAGTAGACAAAATGTTTTGATACTCTAAATGCCAACCATCTCCAGAACCTTTCCTTGATTTCCCAATATTTGTGATACATAATACTCCTTTTATTTTGGTTGCGGGAGGGGGAATCGAACCCCCGTAGTCTGGCTTATGAGACCAGACGGGCGACCAACAGCCATCCCACGATTCACTACCTATTTACTTAATCTCGCTGGGGCTACTGCGCATCTACAGTCGGGATGTTCAGGAGGGGCCATAGCACCACTGCTAAAAGCATCACCAACTGGTATCACGCCCTGCGCTTCATTGGCCAGGCATTCATCGCTGACATCGGCATCACCAACCGTCACCCATTCTTTACCCTCTATGCCCATATCCTTCATGCTGTCAAGTGAGGCTTCTGAAAGGGCATTGGCCGTTTCGGTTCGGGCTATCAGTTCACTACGGTACTTGCTCATATCGCCAAAGGTGCTTCTTAAATCCCTTGCCACTCCAGGGATGCCCCGTTTATTTGCAATCCCATCGCTGACCACTTTAGCCAATCGCCTCTTTGTCTCCTCGTTCATCTGGGTTACAAGTTTAGCGCCGTGCTTCTCTGCCCAGTCTATTGCTTGTGAAATGGGCGGTCCCTCATAGGCTATCGGAATACCGAGCTTTGTTTTACCATAAGAAATCATCTCGGCCTGACCTAAGACATATATCTCTGTCAACTGACCGCCTATCGTTGATTCTAGTGTCTCTGAGAAGGTAGCCAGCAGAGGGTCGAGGGCATTTTCGATGTCTTTATTTAATGGCATCAGTCTCCTTCTACATACCTGTTATAAATCCCCGCCAGCTTGCTATATGGGAACGCCTGCTCCAGCCTGTCGAAGTATTTACTTAGCCCTCTTTCGAGCCGCTTTCTTTGCTTTAGGTTTTTGGGCGAGTTTGGGTTCGCTGGTATCTGCGCTTCCAGTAGGCTGATTATCTGGTCCAATTCCGCTATCGCTGTCATCCTTGCCCTCACTTGTATTATCCATCACAGGTTCCCCCGCTCTATCATCCCAGCGTGCTTCCTCTCCCGTTACCTCTACCCTCACCGCCTTCCCTTTTTCACAGTCACAGAAAGTCCTGAACAGTCCGTGCTCTTGCTCCGTAAAACCTCTGCCGGCGCACTTAGGGCAAATGGCCGGGACTTCTATTCCCGATGATGCCTCCCGTTCGATTTGTTCATCAGCTTGTTTGGCGTAGATAGTTTTTTGCCAATCCACTAAGTCCTCGGGCTGGTGGCCATCCCTGAGAGCTAGTGCCAATGCTATCTGCTCTCTCTTTTTTCCGTTCATTTGCCTACTCCTTTTTAATATAGTATCTGCTTTCCTTACTGCATTCCAGTCAATCGGTTCTTCCAAGTCCCTCTTTACCATAGTAATTAAATCATCTAGCTTTCTTACAAGGCGTTCCTTCGGTTTCATTTGCCTACTCCTTTTCGATTCCTCGTTTAATGGTATTTATTCTCCTACCCACTTGTCACTGTCAGAGAGTTTTTGTACTCCCGCCTGTTTCATTAGTTCATTCATATCTACGCCTTCTCTGTCATTCAATTCTTTGCACAAAACTCTAAGCTCTTCCCTATTTTGCAAGGCTTCAACGGCATCTTTTACTATCCCTGTGTCATAGCTATCCCAAAGGGCAATAGGTAAATAGCACTCATCGGGATACATTGTTTTTTCAGGCACTTCTATCCAGTCATCATCTTTGCTTAATCCATACTTCTTGTCAATCTTCCCATCATCCTTGAAAATAGCCTTCCGCACTACGATTTGTAGGCCAGTTGGGTCGAAGTGAACCCGTGCAACTATTTCCTGTTTCATGCTTTACTCCTTTTTCTTTAATGCCTCCCTGATATGTCGAAGCGCCTTTATCATAGCAACCTCGGGATTACCCTTGGCCTCCCTGGTTATCTGTTCCAATGCCTCAGCAGGGTCGTTCACTCCCAGGGTCATCATGGCTATCTGCTGAACATCGGGCGATTCAGCGAACTCAGGGAACACTCCAAGTATCTGTGTAATAGCCGTTGCTGCCTGTAAAACATCTTCCGGAGCGATAGCAGGGAAGTCCCGGTCTACATACCACTTGTCGGGCGGGACTTTAGCGTGCTCCAAAACAATTTCGTCAATATCCTGGTAGGCATCCCTCCATGTGGCCTGATAGGACTGAAACATCTTCATCATCGGGAGTTCGACTGTCTTTGCCGTGGCCAGATTCCCAATGGATATATCACCGAAGTATTGCTCGGGAATACCTACGGCGGCGGCCACCTGGAGCTTAATTTGTCTGCCGTCTTGATAAGCATTGCTGGCTCCGGTATCTGTCTTGATGGGTGAGGTATCTACCCCCAAATTCTCTACCAGATGAGAAGCTGCTGGTATTGTCTGCTGGTGAGTCTTTGCCTTAATAGCATCTACCGCCGTCTGACCGCCCTTCACCTTTGATAGCCACGCAAATTTACCCAGTGCTAACATAATCGCTACACGGCTTGCCAAGAACCTGGTGTAATACTTCATCCACACGAGGGCGGGTAATAATAGTGGATTACCGCGCTGACTGATGGTGTTGTAGGTCAAATGATATATCAGGGCATCCTCGGTCTTCTGAACGCTCGTGCCTAGAGAATCTTTTGCGGCTTCGTTTTTGATATTGGTCGTGCTACGGTAGATATCATTATGTGGCTTGCTCTGAGCATCTATCCACTCACGCCGAAAATACTTCACATCCTCTTTATCGTCAGAGTCGGTGATTATCTCCGTTATCTCCAG